TTACATACTTTCTAAAATTTTAGTTGTTTTTTTGTCCTCTTCATTAAATTTTTCTTCTAACAAATGAGAATACACGGATGTAGTTATTGCTATATTTTTATGACCTAATCTTTTAGAAATGTAATGTATAGATACACCTTTTGCTAGTAAATAAGAACAATGAGTGTGTCTTAATGCGTGCGATGTAATAATTGGTATATTATTGACTCTACAGGCTGATTTCAAAGCATTATTGATAGCATGAAGGTTAATTATAGATCCGGCTTCTTTGAAAATGTAACCATCATAGCTAATTGCAAATGTACTTATGACGTCCATAATGTGTTTCATATCAGATTTAGCGATACTGATATATCTAGGGGAAGTATCGGTTTTTCTCTCGTCAATAAATATAGTGTTTTTCACTTGGTTGATATGCTCAATCTTTATATTTCTTGCACCACTGACACGACAACCCGTACAAATCATTATGAATAGCGCTAATGATGAACGAGTTCTCTTCTTTCTGACGTGATCTTTTAGTATTTCATATTCAGTTACCGAGATGAATTTTTCTTGTTCTGACTTCGTAGGTTTTCCGGCTTTATAATTAACTTTATAAGCGGGGTTTTTAAAAATAAGTCCATCATATAATGCGTCATCTAAAGCTGACCGAATAGCACCGTTTGTTTTTCTTATAGTTTCTTTTGCGTGTTCTTTTGAATAGTCGTTTATGAATTTCTGATAAACTTGTCTATTTATCTTTGATAACTCCATTTTACCTATTTTATGTTTTTGTATATGTTGTAATGCATTTCTATAATGACGATAGGTATTTTCTTTAACAACAGGTTGTTTATACGTTTTAATCCAATTTTCGAAGTATTCTTCAAGAGTTATATAGTTATCTATATTAAAACCACTTCTTAACTCATTTAACTTGTCTAGTCCAGCAGAATTAGCTTCACGCTTTGTTCTAAAACCTTTCTTACGGTATCTTTTTCCTTCATACTTAAATTCATATTGCCATTTTTTACCATCGTAACAACGTGTTTTCATGAGTTCCCTCCTCAAAATTGGCAAAAAATAATAAGGGTAGGCGGGCTACCCGAAATTATTTACAATTGCTTCACTTTAATTAATCTGTCTAAAACCCTCAATTTATCTAAATCACTTTTATTTATTCCTATTACTTCAAATAAATTATATTTAGAATATTCATCTATTTCATTATATAAATCAATGATTTCCTCGATTAGATTTTTTCTAATGTTTGCTGGTTTGGTAAATATCAATATTGAAATAATTAATGAATATAAATCGTTTTTACCAATTCCTTTTTTATATTTAGTTTTATCTAAAAAATCTTGTTCCAGCAAAGAATTTACAAAAGAGTAGGACAGGTGAGCGCTGTCTGCATCAGACCTATACGAATAAAATCGTTGGCCATGTGCGATTACATTTCTGTATTGTCTAAGAATTTCAAAAATTGGTATAGCTACATTTTTTAATGCATCTTCTGCTTTTAATCCAGAAATTTTTGATACAACTTCTTGTTTATCTTTAGGTTTTAATATTGATAACCATTTAATTGTTTCTCCAAAGTTAAGAGGAATTATTAATATCCAAGGAGGGACGTGATTGTGTTTAACTCTATAATGATTAATCGAATCATTTTTTAAATAATCTCTATATTTAGATAGGTGGCGCAAATGACCGGATCTATAACCGTTGTTTCCATCGTAGTTTTTAGCATCTAAATATGAATTTCTTATATCATATCCTTTAATTTCTTTATTTTTTTTATTTGTAAAGGTTCTTTTATGTGTGGGTTCTTGAACTCCGTAATTTTTAGCTACAATAGCAGATAAATTTGTTTTTAAAGATTGCTCAATTAACATAATGTATTTAAAAAGTATATATTTTAAACGAGTATCGTATTTATAACACATATAAAAATCGTTAAATGTAGTATCTTTTTCATATTCCCCATCTTCATTTATAAATAGAGATGAATAAGCATTTATCAGCGAGTAATACGATATTGTTTCTAATTGCTCTAATGCAAATTTTTTATTTTCTATCTTTACTCCACGATATTCTAGTAAGATTAATTGCTCTTCACAGCTTAAATAAGGTTTTTTATAACTTGAAGTCTCTATTAATATTTTTATAGCTTCAGTATCTCTCACAAAAAGTTTCCTTTCCACGAAAAAAGCCCTCATGCATAGCATGAAGGCTTATCCGAGTCATTTCAAGAATGACCATTTCATACTTGCATTATAGATGTTTTTTCTTAATTAGTCAATATCAATACAAATTCTTTATTACAAATAGATTAATCTTCCATCCCTCATCCTCCTCACGCCATATAGGCGTTTATTTCCTATATTCTTCTTCAACATACTTTTTTACTAAATATTCAAGAATAAGTTCGGTCATTAGATCGTTTTCTTCGTACTCTTTATGAAGTTACTTTATTCTTTGAATTAATTTAACTTATCGCCATCTATTTTTTGTGAAATAAATTCCAAGTATTTACGCGCATTATGTGACGATAAATCTTTAGGTAACTCATAAGTGAATGGTTGATTACCACTAGTTAAAACTTTATATACTATAGTTTCTTTTTTTATTTTGCAATTTTTTATTTTCATTATAAACTTCCTTTCAAACACTGCTGAAATAGACGTCTTTTTCAAATAAGCATGATTAATACTTCAATTCTTTAATCCACATATATTTAAAAGTGAGGTAGTAGGTAATAAATATAAGACTTAAAGTTAAGATTGCTTTTTTCATGTCAATTTCTCCTTTGTTTATATTTATATTAAAGCGCCATAAAGTGTTATTACTCTTTATAATCATCTGGGTTATATTTGTATCCATATTTCTCAGCATCACGTTTACGAATTTGTTCTTTCTCAGCTTCTGAAGCGTTTGCCCATTCAACTTGACCATTTACCCAATTTTCGTGAGCCTGTTGCTCTTGCTCAGTACGATAGACACCATTATTGTCGTAATCTCTCTTTTCAGGGGACGACGAATATATTGATTTTTCTGCTCCGCTTTCAACTCTTAAGGAACTTTCGAAAGCTGCAATAGCTGGACCCTCCATAATATTACCTTGCGGAATAACACCGTTTGCTACTGCGCTATTATATGCATTGATTTTGTCTAATTCATTATAATTTCCATAAATAATTGACTTTAAAGTATTTCTATCCGTAATGTTATTAAAGTTTATTTTCTGTATATTCTTTTCATTAACATTAACTTGATAATTATCAACATTTTTATTTGCAGGTGTTTTTGCAACATCTTTGTCCTTACTGTTACTATTAAGTTTTTTGTTCTCTTTCTTCGTTTCAGTTTTCTTGCTTTCCTCTTTCTTATCGCCGTCGTTGCTACCACATGCACCTAACACTAACGTACTTACTAATACTAAACCTAATAATCTTTTCATTTTTATTTCTCTTTTAACTATAAAATAACTTTTCCAATTAACCTCACACTTTCGTTCCTGTAAAAGTGTAGATCATCGTATTCTTTATTTAGTGAAACTAGAGTCAATCTATCATCTTCAACAAAGACTTTCTTAACGTACGCTTCTTCTTCAATGATGAATATACCAATTTGTCCATTCTTTATATTGTGAGTTTTCTCTACGAATATAATTTCACCGTCTTTAAACATAGGTTCCATAGAATCACCATTTACTTTTAACGCTAAATCGTGTGTGGGGATAGGTCCTTTAACCATTTCAGTAAATAGCGTTTCATCGTGTAAACGTTCTCCTACACCAGCAGAGACGCAACCATTGACGTTAACTGGAGTTTTCTCCTGTTTATATGAATTAATATCTACAACGTTATCTCCTTTAGAATTCTGTTCTTCCAATTGTTCATTTGCATAGTTAAGTACGTTTTTTTGGCGGGGAGGTGTGAGTTTGTTGTATATGGAAGTGATGTCGTTATCGTCTTTGTATGTAGTATCTATGTCGCTTTTACCAACCTCGAAAACATCAGCTATCCTTTGTATAACTCCGTGAGAGGGGTTGGAACGTAAATTTAAATAATCGCTTAAAGTAGATGGTTTTATGTTAATGAGTTCAGCAAGTTTCTTTTGAGACATATTTGAATCGTTGAGAAATTTTCTAATGTTTTTGGCTATAATAATATTTCTTTCTTTGTTCATATTACTTACCTCCTGTTTTTCTTATTATACGAAAATTTCATATCATAGTAAAGTTTTTTACGAAAAAAACGTATTTAATGTTGACAATACGAAAATTTCGTATTATATTAGGTTTACCGAAAGGCGGTGACAACATGAAAACATTAAAAGAGTTGAGGACTGATTACGGATTGACTCAAGAAGAGTTAGGAAATTTATTTAAGGTGTCATCACGTACAATTCAAAATATGGAAAAAGACTCTACAAACATTAAAGATAGTTTACTTTCTAAGTATATGAGTGCTTTTAATGTTAAATATGATGATATTTTTTTAGGTAATGAATACGAAAATTTCGTATTTATGAATGATAAAAAGAAATCAATTATTTTAGCATTTAAAGAAAAAGAAAAACAAACATCTTAAAAGGAGCATAAACAATATGCAAGCATTACAAACAAAATCGAACATTGGCGAAATGTTCAACATACAAGAAAAAGAAAATGGAGAAATCGCAATAAGTGCAAGAGAGTTATATAAAGCTTTGGAAGTTAAAAAGCGTTTTAGCGCTTGGGCAGAAATTAACTTGAAGCATTTCAAAGAAAATAGGGATTTTACAAGTGTACTTACAAGTACGGTTGTTAATAACGGAGCTGTAAGACAACTAGAAGATTATGCTTTAACACTTGATGTAGCTAAACATGTTGCAATGATGTCAGGTACAGAAAAAGGTTTTGATTTTAGAGAGTACTTCATCCAAGTTGAAAAAGCATGGAATAGCCCAGAAATGATTATGCAACGTGCTTTAAAAATTGCTAACAACACAATCAATCAATTAGAAACAAAGATTGAACGTGATAAACCAAAAATTGTATTTGCAGATGCAGTAGCTACAACTAAGACATCAATTTTAGTTGGAGAGTTAGCGAAGATTATTAAACAAAACGGTGTAAACATAGGGCAACGCAGATTGTTTGAGTGGTTACGTCAAAACGGATTCCTTATTAAACGCAAGGGTGTGGATTATAACATGCCTACACAGTATTCAATGGAACGTGAGTTATTCGAAATTAAAGAAACATCAATCACACATTCAGACGGTCACACATCAATTAGTAAGACGCCAAAAGTAACAGGCAAAGGACAACAATACTTTGTTAACAAGTTTTTAGGAGAAAAACAAACAACTTAATATAACCACGCTTATCAACATCCACATTGAGCAGATGTGAGCGAGAGCTGGCGATGATATGAGCCGCACTTAAATACATTCGATAGTCATTGCGATGACCGTCTGCTGAATGTGGGTGTTGAGGAAAAAAGGAGGAATAACAAATGGAACTACTCAAATACGCAAAAATAACACTCCTAATCGTCATCTTGGTGGAAGAGATTAAGAGTGTTGCTGAAAAGCGAGTCACTATCTCTCGAATTCATTTTAGAGAATTAAAGGAATTCAAGAAAGAGTATCGAAAGCTAATAAATTCAATTCATTTTAAAACTGATGACAGTCTCTAGAACAAAAGAAGCAACCGTCAATTTTAAAACTAGGGTGAAGATTTTTAGCTTTTTGAACTGCTTCTTGACAGTCATAAAAAGCACCTAAAAACTCCCTGTGTGAGCTAGAAGGTAGATATTCACACTCTTCAGAATGCACTTCATAGTTATTACCTCTAGGCTCACTATTAAGATAATAAAGCATTATCGGCATATATTACACCCCCGATCTAACGCAGCAGCGATAAAAACATTATACACGAAGAGAGTGTAACGAATGAATGATACAAAAAGATTAAATTTATCAGAAAGTATAGTAGAACGAAAAATTTATCAGTTAATACATGATTTTGATTTATCCTACAACCAAGTAAAACTAATTTTTGAGGTAGTTGATGAGAAACTAATACATCACATTCAAAATACAGAGATTTCAAAAAGCAAAAAACCCCTTGATTTAACAAGAGGTTAAAAAGTTAGTCATTGATATCTAAATCGATATGAGAATCAATGTAACCCAATACAGGATATAAAGCGTGTTTAAACTCATCAAAATAAATTAAAGTGTGCTGATGTGAATGATTGTCTCGAACACAATCCAATGCTTCCTTATAAACTTGCGTGAAAGCCTCAACAGCATACACAAACTCATCTCGGTATAAGTCTTCTTTATTTCTAACATACGACTCTATAGTTACAAAATAAGAATTGGCTTTTGATAGATAGTGCAGTGCTAATAATTCATTATCTTTTTCAACGATTTGAGATATAGCCTTTTTCGTATCGAAGTATCCTGTTACAACTAACTTTCTTAAATATTCTTTTTCTTCTGAAAAATCAAATATATACATAATAAACCACCTCCTCTCTGCAGGAGATGACAACATTATACACGAAAGGAAAGATAGAAATGCCACACATTTTAAACGTAACAGTTCCAATACCTGAAACACATGTTCTTATCACAAAAGATGAATATGATGAGCTAATTGGTTATTCATTAGACCCTGTATGGAACATGAGTGACTTAAAGAAGAAATTAAAAATTGCATCTGATGAGACTATCAAGGACAGATTACTATTTCATCCTAGATTTGAAAAAGAACTAAGAGCGCAAGGAATTGTGCATTACCCAGATGAGAATTTTAATCGCTGGAGATTTAACGCAAGAAAGATGAATAAATTCGTCGATGAGCATTTCAATGAAATATATAAGGAGAGAATAAAATGAGCAACATTTATAAAAGCTACCTATTAGCAGTACTATGCTTCACAGTCTTAGCGATTGTACTTATGCCGTTTCTATACTTCACTACAGCATGGTCAATTGCGGGATTCGCAAGTATCGCAACATTCATATTCTATAAGGAATACTTTTATGAAGAATAAAAAAACTGCTACTTGCGCCAACAAGTAACAGTATCAAACAATTAGCAAAACAAATTCAAGTTCAATATAAAACGAAAAACGGAGGAAGTCAACTATGACTAAAAATTATAAAGACATGACGCAGGAAGAGTTAAGAGGTTTATTAGGTAAAAAAAACTCAGAATTGTATGAATTAGCGAAAGAAATTGAGGGAGAAAGTAAATTTGATATTTTGTTTTTCTCAGCAATAGGAGTTAGCGACGGAGATTTCATAAAAAGTTCAAGTTCTGCGCTTGGCAATGCTTTTAATCTTGCTGAATTATTGGATAATGCTACTAATTTCGACGATGTCATTAACGCCATTCAAAAACGTAAACTACAAAAATTTCTTGCTATAGATAACAACAAGGAGGGCTAAAACAATGTATTACAAAACGGGTGACGTATGTCAAAAAATAATTAATGTAGACGGATTTGATTTTCAATTAAGAGTTAAGAGACATAATTTTAGCGTCGAGGTAGTTGTCTTAGATCACGAAGATAATTCAATTGACTGGATACTAGTTACTGACGAGAACGATTTATACACAGCGTTAGATATTTTAAAACAAACAATTTATGAATGGATTGAATTCAACACAGATGAACAGGACAAATTAATCAATTTAATCATGAAATGGTAGGTAAAAGCATGAGAGACACTGAAAGAAATATATTGAATATTTTTAAGACGTTATTTGACGAATATACTTTGTCAAACCAACGAGCATTATTGGAAATTGAACGTAATCATCACGGATACTTATCGATTAATTTCTTACACTATCACGACAGTTACAAAACAAACAATAAGCTTGTGCAGATACATGAAATCAATCCAGACAGCCATGAACGAATAAAAAATTTAATTATCGAGGTGCTAAGAGGTTATCGGAAGATTAAAAAAGGAGCATGAGGAAAGATATGAAAATAAATAAGTTAACTATATCGAACTTTGCTGGAATCAAAGAAGAAAAATTTAACTTTGACGGTAAAGATGCAAAAATATACGGCAATAATGCGACTGGCAAGACTACAACAGCAACCGCATTACAATGGCTGCTTTTCGATAAAGGTTTGGACGGATCAACCAAATCATTTAACCCTGTACCTTTAAACGAAAAAAGCGAAGAAAATTATGAGTTAATTCCGACTGTTTTCGCAGAATTTGAAATCGACGGAAAAATTACGACTTTTAAAAAAGAGTCACATCCTAAATACACAATAAATCAAAAAACGAATCGCAAGGAATACTCACGAAGTCGAACGAAGAAACAATATATCAATGATGAATCAATAAAAGTAAAGGATTATAAAGCTCGTATTGATGAACTGATTGATGAAGATGTATTCAAGTTAATTACGAACCCTCAAGCATTTAACTTACTAGATTGGAAGAAGCGAAGAAGTTTGTTGTTTGAAATTGCTAAACCAATCAATGATGAGGATGTCATTAAAACAAATGATGATTTTAAAGAATTAAATAATATTCTTGGAGATCATGAAATTGAAACAAAGAAAAAGATTCTTACGGACAAGATAAAACAGATTAACAAAGATATCAAAGATATTCCGATACGTATTAACCAAACACAACAAAATAAGCAGGATGTACCGGAATTCGATAATGATAGATACGCAATTATCAAACAAGAAATTGAGCAACTTGAAAATGAGCGTATAGATATTCAAAACGGTGCAGAAGAAATTAATTTGCGTAACCAATTAGCTGATAAACAATCAGAATTGAAGCGCATAGAAGACAATAACAGCGCAAGTAATGAGAACAAAATCCATACTTTAACAAATGAGTTACACGTTGAAAATGGAACGGTTGCGAACCTTAAAACAAGATTAAAGCAAAACAAACAACAAATCGCACATGAAGAAAATAGACGTAATCAATTATTAGAAAATCATAAAGGATTAAAAAGTGATTTAGAAAAAGCTAAAAATCAAAAATTTGAATATCTTGATGACAATGTATGTAGTTGTTGTGGTCAACAGTTACTAGCTGAACAAGTGAATGAGGCAAGAGAAAAAGCATTGCAGAAATTCAATGCTAGCAAATCGAAAGAATTAGAAACAATACAAGTATCTATCAATCACATTATTTCAGAAGGCAAGAAAATAAAGCCAATCATCGAGAAGTTAGAGGATGACAATAATAATCTTCAAATTAAAATCAACGAAGCAGAAGAGCGTTCAGAGAGAATACAAAACAAAATTAATAAGTTGAAAACGACTCATGTTGACGTTAGACAAACTGACGAATACAAAGCAGTAATGTTAGAGATAAATGAGATTAATCAAAAACGCTCAAACATCAGGAAAACCATTCAAGATAAAGTTTCAGGAATAGATGACAAAATAAGCGAACTTACTCAAGAAAAATCAGAAATTGAAGTGTCAAGATCAATCGAAAAATCAAATAAACATCTAGATGATGTTATTTCTGAATTAAGAAATGAAGAAGACAGATTATTGGATGAAAAAGAAAAGTATTCACATGACCTTTATATCTTAAAAGAATTTACAACAACAAAAGTCAAAATGCTTACTGAAAATATCAATAACGAATTTGATATTGCTGAATTTAAGTTATTCAATACCTTAGTTAACGGCGAATTAGAAGAAACATGTTCCACAACGGTTAACGGCGTCGAATACGACAGCGGTTTAAATAACGCCTCAAGAATTAATGTTGGCTTAGATATCATCAATACACTGTCAAAACATTTTAAAGTTACAGCGCCAATATTTATTGATAATGCTGAATCAGTAACAGAGCTTATCAAAACAGAATCACAACAAATTCAATTGATAGTAAATGAACAAGATAAAAAATTAAGAATGGAGACTATATAAAATGACTGAAAATAATAAATTACAAACTATTGAACAACAATTAGTACAAGAAAAGAACGTATCTGACAACGTATTAAACAAAGTGAGAGTTTTAGAGTCACAAGGCAATTTGGAATTGCCAAATGATTACTCACCAAGTAATGCCATGAAACAAGCATGGTTACAAATCAGCCAAGATAACAAATTAATGAGTTGTAACGATACAAGCAAAGCAAATGCCTTATTAGACATGGTAACGCAAGGTTTAAATCCAGCTAAAAATCAATGCTACTTTATTCCTTACGGCAACAAAATGCAGTTACAACGTAGCTATCACGGTAATGTAATGATGTTAAAACGTGATGCAGGTGCTCAAGATGTTGTTGCTCAAGTGATTTATAAAGGCGATACATTCAAGCAAGAAATGGGAGAAACAGGACGTATCAAAGCGATTAAACACGAACAAGACTTCTTTAACATCGACAAAGAAAACATTATCGGTGCGTACTGCACAATCGTATTTAATGATGGACGAGATAATTATATTGAAGTCATGACTATTGAACAAATTAAACAAGCATGGATGCAGTCATCAATGATTAAAGATGAAAAAGCATTACAAAATTCTAAAACACATAATAATTTCAAAGAAGAAATGGCTAAAAAAACAGTTATCAATAGAGCTGCTAAACGTTATATCAACACATCAACAGATAGCAATCTTTTCAAATACGCACAAGAATCCGAACAACGTCAACGCAAAGAAGTGTTGGACGCAGAAGTTGAAGAAAATGCAAATCAAGAACAATTGGACTTTGAACAACCAGTTCTTGAAGAAGCACAATACACAGAATTAGAAAATGATAAGCCTATTGATGTATCTGACTTTGAAGAAATAAAAGAACCTGCAACAGAAAAAGAAAGCGAAGAAGAGCCATTTTAATTGAAACAATAGCAACTGGTTCAAGTGGTAACTGCTACGTCTTAAATGATGGACGTACTACGTTACTACTTGAGGCAGGTATAAAATTTGAACGTGTTCAAAAGCATTTCAAATATAAAACAAGACATATAGCAGGGTGTCTTATCACACACGAACATGGTGATCATGCAAAGTACACAAAGCAGTTTGTCGACAATGGTGTAATCAGCTATATGACTGCTGGAACACAACAAGCTATGAATTTTGAAAGTCATCGCTTATGCACGATTAAGGCAAAGCAAGAGCTACGAATAGGTACATGGTCAATTCTGCCATTTGACATTGAACATGATGCTAACGAGCCTGTGGCTTTCTTATTACAAAGCACACTAGGTTATAAGGTTCTGTATGTTACTGATACAAAGTATTTGAAATACAAATTTAATGGCATTACGCACATGATGCTAGAAGTTAATTATATCTATGAACAAATGCAAGAAAACATAAAAAACGGCAGTGTGCACAGCACATTAGCAAATAGAATTATGGAGTCTCATTTTAGCTTAGAACATGCTATCGGAATGTTAAAAGCAAATGATTTAACTAGACTCGAAGAAATACATTTAATTCATTTAAGTAGTCAAAATTCAAATGCAAAATACATTAAAAGTGAAATACAAAAAGTGACGGGCGCGCCCGTTTATGTTGGAGGTTTATAAATGCTAAACAGAACAATATTAGTTGGTCGTTTAACTAGAGACCCAGAATTAAGAACCACTCAAAGTGGTGTAAATGTAGCATCATTCACATTAGCAGTTAACCGCACATTTACGAATGCGCAAGGAGAACGCGAGGCAGACTTTATTAATATCATCGTATTTAAAAAACAAGCAGAGAACGTTAATAAATACCTATCTAAAGGATCATTGGCGGGCGTAGATGGTAGGTTACAAACGCGGAACTATGAAAATAAGGAAGGTCAACGTGTATACGTTACGGAAGTTGTTGCCCATAGTATTCAATTTTTAGAACCGAAGAACACAAATGATAATCAACAAGATTTATACCAAAAACAAGCGCAACAATCACGTGGACAGTCTCAATATCCATATAACAAACCAGTAAAAGATAATCCGTTTGCGAATGCAAATGGTCCGATTGAAATAGATGACAATGATTTACCATTCTAATTTAACCGGTTTGAAAGTGAGGTGTGTATATGACTGGTTGGATAAGTATTGATCGCTCAATTCAAAATCATTGGCTATTTAAAGAAAAGAGAACATTTTCAAAGTTTGAAGCATGGATATATTTACTCATGGAAGCGAATCATTCAAAGGCAAAAGTGCCTATTGGAAACCAAATTATAACCGTAGAAAGAGGACAAAGATTAACATCGATTTTGACCTTGTCTGACCTTTTTAACTGGTCACGATTTAAAGTGAAAACCTTCCTTGACTTACTCGAGAGTGATGGAATGTTAGAAGTCAAAACAACATCAAAATATACCCTTATAACCATTGTCAATTATGACTTTTATCAAAGTGAGCAGGGCAGGAACCAACATCAAAACGACATCAAACCAACATCAAAACAACATCAGTCAAACATCAATCCAACATCAAAACAACATCAAACCAACACAAACAATAATGATAATAAAGATAATAATGAAAAGAATGTGAATAATGAGAAGAAGAAGGTAACCGCCTTCGACTTCTTTCAAGATAACGGATTCGGTTTCATAACTCCTTACAATTTAGACGATTTAAATTATTATCTTGATTCATTTGAAAATAATTCAGATCAAATAGTTACCGCATCACTTAAAATCGCTAAAGACAGAAATAAAGTTACTTGGGGATATGCTAAAAGCATTTTGAATACATGGCTTAATGCAAATTTGAAATCTATTGAACAAGTACGTGCATTTGAAAAGCAACAACTGGAAAGCAAAAAGCAAACTAATAAACCTTATGTTAAACCATCGAAAGAAAAAACACCCAAATGGCTCACAGACAGCACGAGAGAAACGAAAACGCCGGAAGTAGATGAAAACCTTGAGAAAGACAGAGAAGCTTTTATTAAGCGTCTAAATAGCAAATGGGAGTGATTGAAAATGGATGCATTTGATAAATACTATCTATTTGATCATGACGGCAACAAAATGTTTTCAGTTACACCACATTTTAAAGATGGTCGGCATTTAGTTGTTGGAATAAAAGAAACAAAATTTAATGGCCGTCGTTGGTATTTAGACGATTATGAATTAAATACACTTATTGATAATGAACAAATGGAGTTAGGACACCAAACAAGCTTATTTGAATATATATGAGGGATTATATGGAGATAGAAATTAAATTTAATGAAGTGTTTAATGCGCCGATGGGGTCGCCTCGACCGCGTTTTAGCACAAAAGGTAGATTTGTCCAAACATACATGCCCACGTCTTATACAAAGCATAAAGCGTATATACAAGGGCAAATGCCTAAATTGAATTTAGATCGCGCACTAAAAATCGAATTAGACTTTTACTTTCCATTGCTTAAATCATGGTCGAAGAAAAAGAAAAGTGAAATGGTTGGACAATATAAAGTGACTAAGCCGGATATCGATAACTTAATTAAAACGGTATTAGATGCTTGTAATGGTCATGTATGGAAAGACGATAACCAAATTACAGAAATAACTAGCTCAAAGCGTTATGGAATTGAGCCCAAAATAATCATACGAATAGAAGAAATATAAGAGGTGGATAAAATGGCGAGAAAAGCAAGAATTGTAACAATAAACGATAAACCTTATAGGTTCAGTAAATTTGAAATGGAATTAATAGAAAGTCACGGTATAACCGCTGGAATGGTTTCTAAGAGAGTAAAAGACGGTTGGGAACTACATGAAGCAATGGACGCACCAGAAGGTACGCGTTTAAGCGAGTACAGAGAAAAGAAAACAATAGAAAGACTGGAACAAGCTAGACTCGAACGCAAATTGGAAAGAAAGCGAAAGAAAGAGGCTGAGCTAGGAAGAAAGAAGTCACATTTGTTTAATGTACCACAGAAACATTCACGTGATCCGTACTGGTTTGATAATACTTATAACCAAATGTTCAAGAAGTGGCAGGAAGTATAAATGCCTAAAACCGATAACGCACGCAAAGAATACTTAAACCAATTTTTCGGCTCTAAGAGATATCTGTATCAAGATAGCGAGCGAGTGGCACATATCCATGTAGTAAACGGCACTCATTACTTTCGCGGGCATATCGTGCCAAGTTGGCAAGGCGTGAAAAAGATATTTGATACAGCGGAAGAGCTTGAAATATATATAAAGCAACATGGTTTGGAATACGAGGAACAGAAGCAACTAACTTTATTTTAGAGGAGATGGAAATGATGAATGCTGAAAAGCATATGCAAATGATGCAAATGTTACAAAATTGTGTGATTGATAAGTATGTATCACACGACGAATACGAAGAGTTAATTGCCATAGATAAGCATGGTAATAAAATGTTTATTAAATTTTATCCGAATACGGAGGATAACGCAAATGAATAACCGTGAACAAATAGAACAATCCGTTATAAGTGCTAGTGCGTATAACGGCAATGACACAGAGGGATTGCTAAAAGAGATTGAGGACGTGTATAAGAAAGCACAAGCGTTTGATGAAATAATTGAGGGTTTACCTAATGCTATGCAAGATGCACTCAAAGAAGATATTGGTCTTGATGAAGCAGTAGGGATTATGACGGGTCAAGTTGTCTATAAATATGAGGAGGATCAGGAAAATGACTAATACATTAACAATTGATCAGTTACAAGAGTTATTACAAATACAAAAGGAGTTCGACGATAGAATACCAACGCTGAACTTACGAGATAGCAAAATAGCATATGTAGTTGAATTCTTTGAATGGTTTAATACATTGGAAACGTTTAAGAACTGGAAGAAGAAACCAGGTAAGCCGTTAGACGTACAACTTGATGAATTAGCTGACATGTTGGCGTTTGGATTGAGTATTGCGAATCAAGTAGGAGTGTCATAAGAAGAGATAAAAGAAGCGATTGAATCAAGTTTTAAAAATACAGAATTTCACAAAATGTTTAATTTTAAAGATAAAGAATTTGCTCAAGACGCAGTTGTTAGTACACCACAGATAATATTCAAAGAATTTTATCTCGACCAATTGGCAATTGTAATAGTGATAGACATAGCTTACAACTTATATTCTATCGACCAACTCATTGACGCATACAAAAAGAAAATGAAAAGGAACCACGAAAGACAAGATGGAACAGCAGACGCAGGAAAAGGATACGTGTAAAGACATCTTAGATCGAGTCAAGGAGGTTTTGGGGAAGTGAGCGACATGTTAGAAATATTTTTAATAGGGTTTGGCGTTTATCTCTTTTATCGCATAGCAATTATTTTTCTTAAGAGTAAAAAGACTATACACACAAACATATATGAAATGTTAATGCTTGCTACTATCTTTATGATATCTACATTTGCTTATAAACATCAAAAGACGCATATCTTAATAGCATTTTTAGTAATGTTTTTTATGAGTAAGCTCAAACAAGTTCAAGGGAGCTATGAGGAATGACACAATACTTAGTCACAACATTCAAAGATTCAACAGGACGTAAACATACACACATAACTAAAGCTAAGGGTAATCAAAGGTTTACAGTTGTTGAGGCAGAGAGTAAAGAAGAAGCGAAAGAGAAGTACGAGAAACAAGTTAAAAGGGATGCAGTTATTAAAGTGGGTCAGTTGTTTGAAAATATAAGGGAGTGTGGGAAATGATTAAAAAACTTAAAAATATGGATGGGTTCGACATCTTTATTGTTGGAATACTGTCATTATTCGGTATAACCGCATTGCTACTTGTTGTCGCATTGCCTATCTATACAGTGGCTAGTTACCAAAACAAAGAAGTACATCAAGGGACAATTACAGATAAATATAACAAAAGACAAGATAAAGAGGACAAATTCTATATTGTATTAGATGATAAACAAGTCATCGAAAACTCAGACTTATTCTTCAAAGGAAAGTTTGATAGCGCAGACATACAAGCTAGGTTAAAAGTAGGTGATAAAGTAAAAGTTAAGACGATTGGATATAGAATACACTTTTTAAATTTATATCCGGTCTTATACGAAGTAAAGAAGGTAGATAAAAAATGATTAAGCAAATACTAAGATTATTATTCTTACTAGCGATGTATGAGTTAGGTAAGTATGTAACTGAGCAAGTATATATTATGATGACGGCTAATGATGATGTAGAGGCGCCGAGTGATTACGTCTTTCGAGCGGAGGTAAGTGAGTGATGTGGATTACTATGACTATTGTATTTGCTATATTGCTATTAGTTTGTATCAGTATTAATAGTGATCGTGCAAGGGAGATACAAGCGCTCAGATATATGAATGATTATCTACTTGATGAAGTAGTTAAAACTAAAGGATACAACGGGTTAAAAGAATACAGGATTGAATTAAAGCGAATGAATAACGATATTAAAAAGTAATTTATATTATCGGAGGTATTGCATTGAATGATAAAGATTGAGAAACACGATATCAAAAAGCTTGAAGAATACATTCAGCACATCGATAACTATCGAAGAGAGTTGAAGATGCGAGAATATGAATTACTTGAAAGTCATGAACCAGATAATGCGGGAGCTGGCAAAAGTAATTTGCCGGGTAATCCGATTGAACGATGTGCAATAAAGAAGTTTAGTGATAACAGGTACAATACATTAAGAAATATAGTTAACGGTGTAGATAGATTGATAGATGAAAGTGATGAGGATACGCTTGAGTTATTAAGGTTTAGATATTGGGATTGTCCTATTGGTTGTTATGAATGGGAAGATATAGCACATTACTTTGGTACAAGTAAGACAAGTATATTACGTAGAAGGAATGCACTGATCGATAAGTTAGCAAAGTATATTGGTTATGTGTAGCGGACTTTTACCCTATGTAAGTCCGCATTAAAACAGTTTATTATGTTAGTATCAGATTAATATTTAAAGTTATTAAATGCTAATACGACGCATGAACAAGAGGCGCATCACTATGTGATGTGTCTTTTTATTTATGAGGTATGAACATGTTCAAACTAATAGTAAATACATTACTACACATCAAGTATAGATGCGTCTTGATACTACTTAAGTTATATAAGGTGAAACATTATGATGACTAAAGACGAACGTATACGATTCTATAAGTCTAAAGAATGGCAAACAACAAGAAAAAGAGTGCTAGAAAGAGATAATTATGAATGTCAACAATGTAAGAGAGACGGCAAGTTAACGACATATGACAAAAGCAAGCGTAAGTCGTTGGATGTAGATCATATATTATCGCTAGAACATCATCCGGAGTTTGCTCATGACTTAAACAATTTAGAAACACTGTGTATTAAATGTCACAACAAAAAAGAAAAGAGATTTATAAAAAAAGAAAATAAATGGAAAGACGAAAAATGGTAAATACCCCCGGGTCAAAAAAATCAAAAGCGATCAAAATACTTGGGGAACGGGCAGGGGCTCGACTTCGCGATAATTTTAAAAATCCATGTATAACCCCCCTCTTATAACCATTTTAAGGCAGGTGATGAAATGGAGATTATAGTTGATGAAAACTTAGTGCTTAAAGAAAAAGAAAGGCTGCAAGTATTATATAAAGACATACCTAGCAATAAATTAAAAGTAGTTGATGGTTTAATTATTCAAGCAGCAAGGCTACGTGTAATGCTTGATTACATGTGGGAAGACATAAAAGAAAAAGGTGACTATGATTTATTTACTCAATCTGAAAAGGCGCCACCATATGAAAGAGAAAGACCAGTAGCCAAACTATTTAATGCTAGAGATGCAGCCTATCAAAAAATAATCAAACAATTATCGGATTTATTGCCCGAAGATAAAGAAGACACAGAAACACCATCTGATGATTACCTATGATTAGTAATAAATACGTTGATGAATATATAAATTTGTGGAAACAAGGAAAGATAATTTTAAATAAAGAAAGAATTGATCTATTTAATTATCTACAAACACATATATATTCAAGAGATGATGTATATTTTGATGAACAGAAAATCGAGGATTGTATCAAATTTATTGAAAAATGGTATTTTCCAACATTACCTTTTCAAAGGTTTATAATTGCTAATATATTTCTAATCGATAAAAACACAGATGAAGCTTTCTTTACAGAATTTGCTATTTTTATGGGACGTGGAGGCGGGAAAAACGGTTTAATAAGTGCTATTAGTGATTTTCTTTCTACGCCCTTACACGGAGTTAAAGAATATCACATCTCCATTGTTGCCAATAGTGAAGATCAAGCAAAAACATCATTTGATGAAATCAGAACCGTTTTAATGGATAACAAACGAAATAAGACGGGTAAAACGCCAAAAGCTCCTTATGAAGTTAGTAAAACAGAAATAATAAACCGTGCAACTAAATCGGTTATTCGATATAACACATCAAACACAAAAACCAAAGACGGTGGACGTGAGGGGTGTGTTATTTTTGATGAAATTCATTATTTTTTTGGTCCTGAAATGGTAAACGTCAAACGTGGTGGATTAGGTAAAAAGAAAAATAGAAGAACGTTTTATATAAGTACTGATGGTTTTGTTAGAGAGGGTTATATCGATGCAATGAAGCACAAAATTGCAAGTGTATTAAGTGGCAAGGTTAAAAATAGTAGATTGTTTGCTTTTTACTGTAAATTAGACGATCCAAAAGAAGTTGATGACAGACAGACGTGGGAAAAGGCAAACCCAATGTTACATAAACCGTTATCAGAATACGCTAAAACACTGCTAAACACGATTGAAGAAGAATATAACGATTTACCATTCAACCGTTCAAATAAGCCTGAATTCATGACTAAGCGAATGAATTTGCCTGAAGTTGATCTCGAAAAAGTCATAGCACCATGGAAAGAAATACTAGCGACTAATAGAGAGATACCAAATTTAGATAATCAAATGTGTATTGGTGGTTTAGACTTTGCAAACATTCGAGATTTTGCAAGTGTGGGGCTATTATTCCGAAAAAACGATGATTACATTTGGTTAGGACATTCGTTTGTAAGACAAGGGTTTCTGGATGATGTCAAATTAGAACCTCCTATTAAAGAATGGGAAAAAATGGGATTATTGACCATTGTCGATGATGATGTCATTGAAATTGAATATATAGTTGATTGGTTTTTAAAAGCCAAAGAAAAATATGGACTTGAAAAAGTTGTAGCTGATAACTACAGAACTGACATTGTAAGGCGTGCATTTGAAGCGGCAGGTATCGAATTAGACGTTATAAGAAACCCAAAAGCAATACATGGCTTATTAGCCCCTCGTATAGATACAATGTTTGCTAAACATAACGTGATTTATGGAGATGATCCATTAATGCGTTGGTTTACAAATAATGTTGCTGTGAAAATCAAGCCGGATGGAAATAAAGAGTATATCAAAAAAGATGAGATTAGGCGTAAAACAGATGGATTTATGGCATTTGTTCATGCTTTATATAGAGCAGATGAAATAATTGAATCAAATCTGGATGATGCACTTGAATTTTTAAATAGTTTGGATTTTTAGAAAGGAGGTGCGAAATGGGAATCTTAGGAAAAATTTTTAATCGTCGTGAAGATTTACGTTGGATGTTTGATTATGACGTAATAGAAGATTTGTCAAACCAAGCATATGTTAAAAGATTAGCGTTGGATAGTTGTATAGAGTTTTTAGCAAAGGCAGTAGCGCAAAGTCAATTTAAAGTTTTAAAAGGTCATAAATCACAAATGAATGACACATATTATAAATTGAATGTTAAACCTAATACAGACATGTCCAGTGATACATTTTGGCAACGTGTCATATATAAATTAATTTACGACAACGAAGTTTTAATAATTGTATCAGACAAAAAAGAATTATTGATTGCTGATAGTTTTTATCGCAAAGAATATGCTTTGTATGATGATATTTTCGAAAGTGTTGAAGTTAAAGAATATACATTTAATCGTTCTTTTAAGATGGATGAAGTTATTTATTTGAAATTTAACAACAACCAAATCATGCATTTAATCGAAACATTATTTGAAGATTACGGGAAAATATTCGGACGAATGATTGACGCACAAATGAAAAATTATCAAATTCGCGGCATAGTCAAAACTGAAAGTAGTTCTATGGAAAAAAAGCAACAAGATTTATTGAATGCTTTTATGAGAAAGATGTTTAAGTCATTTAAAGATAATCAAATAGCAATTGCCCCACTAACTAAAGGATTTGATTATGAAGAGCTATCTAACGGTAAATCTAATAACATAGCGTTTAATGAAATGTCAGACTTATTAAAAGATGCAATTAAAAATGTCGCGCTGATTATCGGAATTCCACCAGGTCTTATTTATGGTGAAACAGCAGATCTTGAAAAGAATATGAAGATTTTTGAAAAATTTTGCTTAAATCCATTGCTTAAGAAAATTGAAAATGAATTGAATGCAAAATTATTCAATCGAAAACAGTATCTAGATGGTAACTGCGTTGTAGTAATCGGTGTTAATAAAAAATCGCCACTTGAACATTCAGAAGCAATTGACAAGCTTGTAAGTAGCGGTTCATTTACACGTAACGAAGTAAGAATAATGTTAGGTGAAGAACCGTCTGACAACCCTGAATTAGATGAATATCTAGTGACGAAAAACTATGAAAAAGCAAACGGAAATGGTAGTGCATTGAAAGGTGGTGATGAAAATGAAGATAAACGTTAAAGGCGCAATTATTCCAAATAACGACAAATGGATTTATGAAATGTTAGAAATGGACGCTACTTCTCCAAAAGACATTGCTGATTCACTTCCTGATACTAATGAAGATATTGACATTATTATCAACAGTGGGGGCGGTGATGTCTATAGTGGTAGCGAAATTTACACATCATTAAAAGAGTATCCCGGTAAAGTTAATATTAAAATTGTTGGTGTTGCAGCAAGTGCCGCCTCAGTAATTGCGATGGCAGGTGACCACATTGAAATGAGTCCGACAGCACAAATGATGATTCATAATGCTTGGACGATGGCAATGGGTGACACAAACGAAATGCAGAAAGCAGTTGATATGTTAGATAGTGTAAATAAAGGCATTGCTAATGCTTACATCAATAAAACCGGTAAAACAGAAGATGAAATATTAAGTCTTATGAACAAAGAAACTTGGTTCAACGCACAAGACGCAGTTGAACATGGATTTGCTGACAGTAAAATGTTTGATGAAGCAGCACGGCGGTTGGTTGCTAATTCAGGACAAATGCTATCAGATGATGTAATAAATCGTGTTACTGCACTAGTAAGTAAAACACCAGAAATGAAAATCGATATTGACGCTATAGCAAATAAGGTAATTGAAAAAATGAATATTACAAACGAGAAACCTAAAAACACTATTAATGAAAGTGGTTTTAATAGGTTTCTTTTTTAATGCAAAAAATTGGAGGTTATAAAATGACAGTTAAATTAAGTGATGATTTTAAAAATGCTCGTACAGAGTTTTTAGAAGCAGTAAAAAATGGTGAGTCTCAAGAAGTACAAGGTCAGTTATATTCTGATATGATTAACGAATTATTTGAAGAAGCTAGAGCACAAGCTAAAGTTGAAGCAGAGGGTATTTTAAATATGCCTACTGCTGATAAAAAGTTGAACGCAGAACAACGTAAGTTTTTCAATGAAATCAATAAAGAAGTTGGTTACAAAGAAGAAAAACTAATTCCACAAGAAACAATTGACCGCATTTTCGAAGATTTAACAACAGCGCATCCGTTATTGCAAGTAATCGGATTGAAAAATGTTGGATTACGTTTGAAATTCTTGAAATCTGAAACTAAGGGCGAAGCTGTTTGGGGTAAAATTCACGGCGAAATTAAAGGGCAGTTAGATGCAGCGTTTAGTGAAGAAGAAGCAATTCAAAACAAGTTGACTGCTTTTGTTGTAATTCCGAAAGATTTAAAAGACTTTGGTCCTGCATGGATTGAATCATTTGTGAAAATTCAAATTGAAGAAGCTTTTGCAGTTGCGTTAGAAGCAGCATTTTTAAATGGAACAGGTAAAGATCAACCAATTGGATTAATTCGACAAGTTCAAGAGGGTGTTTCTGTTTCGGGTGGTGAATATCCTAAAAAGGATATTACATCTACTCTAACTTTTAAGGACCCTAAAACTACAGTTTTAGAGTTAACGAAAGTATATAAACACCATTCAACAAATGAAAAAGGCAAAGCAGTTGCGGTTAAAGGCAAAGTGCACATGGTTGTTAATCCTAGTGATGCTTTTGATATTCAAGCGCAATACACACACCTAAACGCTCAAGGTGTATATGTTACTGCATTACCATTTAACTTGAATATTGTTGAGTCACTTGCACAAGTTTCTGGCGAAGCAACTACATTTGTAGAAGGTCGTTATCACGCTTACTTAGGTGGGGGCATTAACATCAAGAAGTTTGATCAAACGCTAGCTTTGGAAGATTTAGAGTTATATACTGCAAAGCAATTCGCTTATGGTAAAGCTTTTGATAACAAAGCGGCAGCAGTTCACAAGTTGGCGCTAGCTTCAACTGAACCTGTTGATGATGGTGAAACATTATAAAATTAAAGAGGTGGTAAGATGAGCGAAGTAATGAAGCACGCTGTAGTCAGACCTTATACAGATATCGCTCATAAATATCATAAATACAACATCTATGATATTTATCCGGCTAAAGGTTATGAGGACACTCGAATTGACTTGCTAACAAATAACGAAGTCAATAAGTACAATCAGGTTTATATAAAAGCTTTAGATAAATTTTCTAAAAATGAACTTTTAGAAATTGCAGAAAGAAATAAAGTTGAAATTCCTAAAAGCGCATTGAAAAATGAAATAATTGATTTGTTAAATGCGTAGGTGATTTCATGGATGAACTTGTTCAAGATTTTAAAGATATGGAAAAAATTGACCATACAAGTGAAGACAGTTATATTGAAAAACTTTTGAAAAGATCATACGAAAAGCTACAAAGAGATTACGGCGAGTTTGATATCGATAAAAATTTAATTGGTAGAGAATTGGTATTAAATCGTGCCCGCTATGCTTATCAAGATTTATTGGAATACTTTAATGAAAACTATAGAGTTGATTTAATCGACTTTGGCATAAGCCTTGTGGAGGTTGAAGATAATGAGGAAACCATTTAAAAAACCTAAAATCACGACTAGACGACTAAAAACACGCGTTCACTTTTATAAGTACGTTGAAAATGATGGTCCTGAAGCTGGAGAAAGTGAAGAAAAACTTTTATATAGTTGTTGGGCTAGCGTTGATGGCGTTTGGTTGCGCGAATTAGAACAAGCAATTGCAAACGGAACGCATAACGACATCAAGTTATATATTCGTGATCCACTAGGCGATTATTTGCCTAATGAAGAGCATTATTTAGAAATTGAATCAAAGTATTCTAGAAATCGCTTGAACATCAAACAGGTATCGCCGGACTTAGATAACAAAGATTTTATTATGATTCGTGGAGCTTATACATCATGAGTATAAAGATTAGTGGTGATAAGTCTTTAGATAGGGAATTAAATAAACGTTTCGGAAGTCAAGCGATGTTAAAACTTCAAGATAGGGCATTAATTTCTGGTGCTAAAGTGATTGTTGAAGAAATAAAGAAACAACTTAAAGCATCTAAGGACACAGGTGCATTAATTAATGAAGTTAGTTTTACAGAACCAGAAACAATTAAAGGTAAACGAACTGTAACAATCCATTGGAAAGGTTCACGAAACCGTTATGTAATTGTGCATCTAGTTGAAAATGGTCATGTACAAAAAGGAACGGGAAAGTTTATCAAACCTATAGCTATGGGCGGCGTTAATAGAGCAATAAGACAAGGACAAAATAAGTATTTTGAGACGTTAAAAAGGGAGTTGAAAAAATTGTGATTGATATTTTATACAAAGTTCATGAAGTTATTAGTCAAGACAGAATTATTAGAGATCACGTAAATATCAATAATATTAAATTCAATAAATACCCTAATGTAAAAGATACTGATGTACCTTTTATTGTTATTGACGATATAGATGACCCAATACCAACTACATTTACTGATGGCAATGAGCAAGCATATAGTTACATTGTTCAAATAGATGTTTTTGTTAAGTGCAACGATGAATATAATGCGAGAATCATAAGAAATAAGATATCTAATCGTATTCAAAAGTTATTATGGTCTGAACTAAAAATGGGGAATGTTTCAAATGGTAAACCGGAATATATAGAAGAATTTAAAACATATAGAAGCACTCGTGTCTACGAGGGCATTTTTTACGAGGAGGAAAAATAAATGGTAGTAAAACATGCAAGTGCGCCTAAAGCGTATTTTAACATTACTGGGTTAGGTTTCGCTAAATTAACAAAAGAAGGCGCAAAGCTGGAATATAGTGATATTACAAAAACTAGAGGATTACAAAAAATTGGTGTTGAAACTGGAGGAGACTTAAAAACAGCATATGCTGATGGTGGTCCAATCGAATCAGGGAATACAGACGGAGATGGGAAAATCTCATTACAAATGCATGCTTTTCCTAAAGAGATTCGAGAAATCGTATTTAATGAAAAGTATGATGAAGACGGTGTTTATGAGGAAACTCAAGGCAAACAAAATAACTATGTAGCAATTTGGTTCAGACAAGAGCGTCGAGATGGCACATTTAGAACGGTTTTATTACCTAAAGTTATGTTTACAAATCCTAAAATTGATGGCGAAACTGCTGAGAAAGATTGGGATTTCTCAAGTGAAGAGGTTGAAGGTGAGGCACTTTTCCCTTTAATTGATAATAAAAAGTCTGTACGTAAATATATCTTTGACTCAGCTAATATGAAAAATCATGATGGCAACGGTGAAAAAGGTGAAGAGGCTTTCTTAAAGAAAATTTTAGGTGATGATTACACTGGAAACGTGACAGAGGATAACGGCGAAACTTTGTAACGAAACCGGCTTCATCGGAAACTGCGGTAAAGTCGGTTAACATACCAGATAGTATTAAAACTTTAAAAGTTGGAAACACATATGATTTAAATGTCGTAGTAGAGCCGTCTAATTTAAGTAAGTTGATAAAATATACAACAGATCAAACGAATATTGTATCAATTAATAGTGATGGCCAAGTTACTGCGGATGCCCAAGGTATTGCCACGGTTAAAGCTACTGTTGGTAATATGAGTGACACTATAACAATAAATGTAGAAGCATAAGAGGGGGCAACCCCTCTATTTTATATGAAAATAAGGAGAGTATTATAAAATGGCAAAATTAAAACGTAACATTATTCAATTAGTAGAAGACCCAAATGCAAATGAAATTAAATTACAAAACTACTTAACACCGCACTTCATTTCTTTTGAAATCGTATACGAAGCAATGGATTTAATCGATGATATTGAGGATGAAAATAGCACAATGAAGCCAAGAGAAATCGCTGACAGATTGATGGATATGGTTGTAAGAATTTATGACAATCAATTCACAGTTAAAGATTTAAAAGAACGTATGCATGCACCTGATGGAATGAACGCACTTCGAGAACAAGTAATTTTCATTACTCAAGGTCAGCAAACTGAGGAAACTAAAAATTTTATCTAGAACATGAAATAAAGCCCGAGGACTTAACATATAAAGCGATGTTAAAAAATATGGATACTCTTATGATGGACTTAATTGAAAATGGTAAAGATGCTAACGAAGTTTTAAAAATGCCATTTCATTATGTACTTTCCATATATCAAAATAAAAACAAAGACATTTCTGAAGAAAAAGCAGAGGCTTTAATCGATGCATTTTAACCTTAACCATTTGGTTAGGGTTATTTTTTTGAACTTTTTTAGAAAGGAGGTAAAAAATGGGAGAAAGAATAAAAGGTTTATCTATAGGTTTGGATTTGGATGCAGCAAATTTAAATAGATCATTTGCAGAAATCAAACGAAACTTTAAAACTTTAAATTCTGACTTAAAGTTAACCGGCAATAACTTCAAATATACTGAAAAATCGACCGATAGTTACAAACAAAGGATTAAAGAACTTGATGGAACTATCACAGGTTATAAGAAAAATGTTGATGATTTAGCTAAACAATATGACAAAGTATCTCAAGAACAGGGCGAAAACAGTGCAGAAGCCCAAAAATTACGACAAGAATATAACAAACAAGCAAATGAGCTGAATTATTTAGAAAGAGAATTGCAAAAAACATCGGCTGAGTTTGAAGAGTTCAAAAAATCCCAAGTTGAAGCTCAAAGAATGGCAGAAAGTGGCTGGGGAAAAACCATTAAAATTTTTGAGAGTATGGGACCTAAATTAACAAAAATGGGTGACGGTTTAAAATCCATTGGTAAAGGTATGATGATTGGTGTTACTGCACCTGTTTTAGGTATTGCAGCAGCATCTGGCAAAGCTTTTGCAGAAGTTGATAAAGGTTTAGATACTGTTACTCAAGCAACGGGCGCAACAGGCAGTGAACTAAAAAAATTGCAAAGCTCATTTAAAGATGTTTATGGCAATTTTCCAGCAGATGCTGAAACTGTTGGAGGTGTTTTAGGTGAAGTTAATACAAGATTAGGTTTTACAGGTAAAGAACTTGAAAATGCCACAGAATCATTCTTGAAGTTCAGTCATATTACTGGTTCAGATGGTGTTCAAGCCGTTCAGTTAATAACGCGTGCAATGGGCGATGCAGGTATCGAAGCAAACGAGTATCAAAGCGTTTTAGATATGGTTGCAAAAGCAGCTCAAGCTAGCGGGATAAGTGTTGATACTTTAGCTGATAGTATCACTAAATATGGTGCTCCTATGAGAGCTATGGGCTTCGAGATGAAAGAATCAATAGCTTTGTTCTCACAATGGGAGAAGTCAGGTGTTAATACTGAAATAGCGTTCAGTGGTTTAAAGAAAGCTATATCTAATTGGAGTAAAGCAGGTAAAAACCCAAGAGAAGAATTTAAGAAGACATTAGCCGAAATTGAAAAAACACCAAATATTGCTAGTGCAACAAGTTTAGCAATCGAAGCATTTGGTGCAAAAGCAGGTCCTGATTTAGCTGATGCTATTAAAGGTGGACGATTTAGTTATCAAGAGTTCTTAAAAACTATCGAAGATTCACAAGGCACAGTAAACCAAACTTTTAAAGATTCTGAAAGTGGTTCAGAACGATTTAAGGTAGCTATGAATAAACTGAAATTAGTAGGTGCTGACGTTTGGGCTTCTATTGAAAGTGCATTCGCTCCAGTTATGGAGGGATTAATCAAAAAGTTATCTGTAGCTGTTGATTGGTTTTCGAGTTTAAGTGATGGCTCTAAAAGATCAATTGTTATTTTTGGTGGTATTGCTGCTGCAATTGGTCCTGTAGTTTTTGGATTAGGTGCATTCATAAGCACAATTGGCAACGCAGTAACTGTATTAGCTCCATTATTAGCTAGTATTGCAAAGGCTGGCGGATTAATTAGTTTTTTATCAACTAAAGTGCCTATTTTAGGAACAGTCTTCACAGCATTAACTGGTCCAATTGGTATCGTGTTAGGTGTACTGGCTGGTTTAGCAGTCGCATTTACAATAGCTTATAAGAAATCTGAAACATTCAGAAATTTTGTTAATGGTGCAATTAACAGTGTTAAACAAACGTTTAGTAATTTCATTCAATTTATCCAACCTTTCATTGATTCCGTTAAAAACATCTTTAAACAAGCGGTTTCAGCAATAGTTGATTTCGCTAAAGATATTTGGAGTCAAATTAATGGATTCTTTAATGAAAACGGAATTTCTATTGTTCAAGCGCTTCAAAATATATGCAATTTTATCAAAGCTATATTTGAATTTATCTTAAATTTTGTAATTAAACCAATCATGTTTGCGATTTGGCAAGTGATGCAATTTATTTGGCCGGCAGTTAAAGCTTTGATTGTCAGTACTTGGGAGAATATAAAAGGTGTAATACAAGGTGCTTTAAATATCATACTTGGCTTGATTAAATTCTTCTCAAGTTTATTTACTGGAGATTGGCGAGGAGTTTGGGACGCAATTGTGATGATACTTAAAGGCGTCGTTCAATTAATATGGAATTTAATTCAATTATGGTTTGTAGGGAAAATACTTGGTGTTGTTAGATACTTCGGCGGATTGCTCAAAGGATTAATAGCAGGAATTTGGGACGTAATAAAAAGTATATTTAGTAAATCGTTATCGGCAATCTGGAATGCGACAAAAAGTATTTTTGGTTTCTTATTTAATAGTGTCAAATCAATTTTTACGAATTTGAAAAACTGGTTATCTAATACGTGGAGCAGTATCCGTACGAATACGATAGGAAAAGCACAGTCATTATTTAGTGGCGTAAAATCAAAATTCACAAGTTTGTGGAATGCGACAAAAGACATTTTTAGTAATTTAAGAAATTGGATGTCAAATATTTGGAATTCTATTAAAGATAATACGGTAGGAATTGCAAGCCGTTTATGGAGTAAAGTACGTGGAATTTTCACGAATATGCGTGATGGCTTACAAAGTATAATCAGTAAAATTAAAAGTCATATCGGTGGTATGGTAAGTGCGATTAAAAAAGGGCTTAACAAATTAATTGAAGGTTTAAACTGGGTTGGTGGAAAATTAGGAATGGAGAAGATACCTAAATTACACACTGGAACAGAGCACACACATACCACTACAAGATTAGTTAAAAACGGTAAGATTGCACGTGATACATTCGCTACAGTTGGGGATAAAGGACGTGGTAATGGTCCGAATGGTTTCAGAAATGAAATGATTGAATGCCCTAATGGTAAACGTGTAATTACACCAAATACAGATACAACGGCTTATTTACCTAAAGGCTCAAAAGTATATAACGGAGCACAAACTTATTCTATGTTAAACGGAACGCTTCCAAGATTTAGTTTAGGTACTATGTGGAAAGATATTAAATCCGGTGCTTCATCAGCATTTAACTGGACAAAAGATCAAATAGGTAAAGGTACCAAATGGCTTGGCGATAAAGTTGGCGACGTATTAGATTTTATGGAAAATCCAGGGAAACTTTTAAATTATATACTTGAAGCTTTTGGAATTGATTTCAGTTCTTTAACTAAAGGTATGGGGATTGCAGGTGATATAACAAAAGCTGCATGGTCTAAGATTAAGAAAAGTGCTACTGATTGGATAAAAGAAAATTTAGAAGCTATGGGCGGTGGCGATTTAGTCGGCGGAATATTAGACCCCGACAAAATTAATTATCATTACGGACATACTGCAGCATATACCGCAGCAACTGGCAGACCATTTCATGAAGGTGTTGATTTTCCATTTGTATATCAAGAAGTTAGAACGCCTATGGGTGGTAGACTTACAAGAATGCCGTTTATGTCTGGTGGCTATGGTAACTATGTAAAAATTACTATTGGCGTAATTGATATGCTGTTTGCGCATTTGAAGAACTTTAGCAAATCGCCACCTAGTGGCACGATGGTCAAGCCCGGCGATGTTGTTGGTTTAACTGGTAATACAGGTTTTAGTACAGGACCACACTTACATTTTGAAATGAGAAGAAATGGACGACACTTTAACCCTGAACCATATTTAAGGAATGCTAAGAAAAAAGGAAGATTATCAATAGGTGGTGGCGGTACTACTTCTGGAAGTGGCGCAACTTATGCCAGTCGAGTAATCCGACAAGCGCAAAGTATTTTAGGTGGTCGTTATAAAGGTAAATGGATTCATGACCAAATGATGCGCGTTGCAAAACGTGAAAGTAACTACCAGTCAAATGCAGTGAATAACTGGGATATAAATGCTCAAAGAGGAGACCCATCAAGAGGATTATTCCAAATCATCGGCTCAACTTTTAGAGCAAACGCTAAACGTGGATATACTAACTTTAATAATCCGGTTCATCAAGGTATTTCAGCAATGCAGTACATTGTTAGACGCTACGGTTGGGATGGATTTAAGCGTGCTGGTGATTACGCATATGCTACAGGCGGAAAAGTTTTTGATGGTTGGTATAACTTAGGTGAAGACGGTCATCCAGAATGGATTATTCCAACGGATCCAGCTCGTAGAAATGATGCAATGAAGATGCTACATTATGCAGCTGCAGAAGTAAGAGGCAAAAAAGCAAATAAAAATAAACGTCCTAGACAGCTATCCGACTTGAATGGTTTTGATGATCCTAGTCTATTATTGAAAATGATTGAACAACAACAGCAACAAATAGGTATTTTACTACAAATAGCTCAGTCTAATGATGTTATCGCAAATAAAGATTATCAACCAATTATCAATGAAAACGATTTTGATAAAAAAGTGAATTCAACTATTGATAAAAGAGAAAGAAAAGAAAATGTAAGAGTGAGATTTAGGAAAGGTGGCGTTGTCACTTAATGATAGATACTATCAAAGTAAATAATAAAACATTACCATGGTTATATATCAAAAGAGGGTTTGAAATACCCTCTTTTAATTATGTAGTAAAAACAGAAAATGTTGAAGGACGTTCAGGGTCTGTTTATAAAGGGAGAAAATTAGAAGGTTATAGTTTCGAGTTGCCTTTATGTGTACGTAATGATTATTTATCGTCTGGTGGCGTTAAAAAACATGATGAGGTATTACATGAACTAGTGAAGTTTTTTAATTATAGCCAAGCTGTTAAATTACAATTTGGTTCGAAAAAATGGTATTGGAACGCTTATTTTGAAGGTCCAATAAATTTACCTAAAGAATTAATTACACCTGTTCAATTTACAATAAAGGTTGTTCTTACTGACCCATATAAATATCATGAATCACGTAATGTAAACACAGCCATTTCTGACCAAGTTTCTGTTGTTAATAGTGGTACTGCTGACACGCCTATCATCGTTGAAGCTAGAGCACTTAAGCCAAGTAGTTACTTTATGATTACTAAAAACGATGAAGATTATTTTATGGTTGGAGACGATGAAGTCACAAACGAAGCAAAAGACTACATGCCACAAATATTCCATACTGAATTCAGATATTTTAAAGGGTGGAATAAGATGGAAACTGGTGATATTCCGGATAAATATCTAGGTGGAAAGGTTGGAGGTGACTTTGTAATATCCAATGTCGGAGAGAGTTACAAAGCAACTAACTTTCCTAATGAAAAAGGTTGGGTAGGTGCAGGCACAAAACGAGGTCTTCCAAGAGCAGTAAGTGACTTCCAAATCACATATAAGTGCATTGTAGAACAAAGAGACAAAGGAGCAGGACGAACAGCGCAACACATCTATGACACTGACGGCAAATTAATAGCGGCTATTGGTTATGAAAATAAATATCATGATAGAAAAATAGGTCACGTTGTAGTTACACTATTTAATCAAAATGGTGATCCATTGAAGATTTATGATTATCAAAATAAACCTTTGATGTATAAGAAAGATAGGATTGTAGTTTATATAAGATTAAAAAGAATTGGAACGACATTCTATATAAAATCATGGAAGTTCGACCATGTAAAAGATTCTGACAGATTGAAGCCTTTAGATGTTAACGAAAAAGTTTGGGTTGATGGAGGGAAATTCTATCAACGTAAAATAAGTGCAATTTCAATTTATAGCGCTAAATATAATGGCTATAAGTGGATGGAGATGAACGGACTAGGTTCATTTAATACAGAGATTCTGCCAAAGCCAAAAGGTGCTAAAGAAATGATAATACAAAAAGGTGACTTAGTTAAAATTGATATGCACACAAAAAATGTTGTTATAAACGAAGAGCCTATGCTCTCACAAAAAACATTTGGTAGTAACTTCTTTAACATTGCATCGGGATATTCGGAGTTGATTATACAACCTGAGAATATATTTGACACAAAAGTAAAATGGCAAGATAGATATTTATAGAAAGGGGATTATAACTTGATACACGTTTTAGATTTTGATGACAAAATCATTGATTTCCTTTCGAACGACGATACAGCTTTAATAAGAGCTGAACATAAAAGAAATATTAATGATAATTCTGAAACATTGGATTTACTAATTTTATCCAGTCGTGCCGAACATTTTAGAGAACGACATAGAATTATTATAAGAGACTCAAATAAGCAATGGCGTGAATTCATCATTGATTGGGTGCAAGATACTTTGGACGGATACACTGAAGTAGAGTGTACAGCTTCATATTTAACAGACATAACAACGGCAAAACCGTTCACACCTGGAAATTTTGAGAAAAAAACAACAACTGAAGCGTTGAAAGAGGTTTTAAACGATACAGGTTGGCAAGTTTCTGAACAAACCGAATACGATGGCTTACGTACTACTTCATGGACTTCCTATCAAACTAGATACGAAGTGCTAAAGCAACTTTGTACAACTTATAAAATGGTATTAGATTTTTACATCGAATTAGGTGCTAATACTGTTAAAGGTAGATATGTAGTATTAAGAAAGAAAAACAGTTTATTTAAAGGTAAAGAAATTGAATATGGCAAGGATTTAATCGGATTAACTAGAAAGATTGATATGTCAGAGATTAAAACTGCTTTGATTGCTATAGGACCTGAAAATGAAAAAGGTGTGCGAACTGAAGTAGTTGTAACAGATGACAAAGCGCAAGAACAGTTTAATTTACCTACTCGTTATATTTGGGGAATCTATGAACCCCAAACCGATACACAAAATATGACAGAGGATCGTTTGCGTTCTTTAGCAAGAACAGAATTAAATAAACGCAAGTCGGCAGTTATGTCATATGAAATCACTTCAATTGATTTAGAAGATGCATATCCACATGAAATTATAACTATTGGCGATACAGTTAGAGTTAAAAATAGAGATTTTAACCCGTCTTTGTATGTTGAGGCAGAAGTTATCGCCGAAGAATATAATATGATTTCGGATGATAGCAAATACACTTTTGGACAATCAAAAGAGTTCAAAGAATCAGAATTACGAGAAGAATTTAATAAGCGTTTAGATGTAATACGTCAAAAATTATCCGATAATATTTCAAACATTAATACAATTGTAGCTGAAACATTAGATGGAGAATTACAGTATTTTGAACGTAAAATAATTAAATCTGATACACCACCTGAAAACCCAGTAAATGATATGCTTTGGCTTGATACAAGTAATCCGGAGGTTGCTGTATTACGCAGATATTGGAATGGAAAATGGATAAAAGCATCGCCTGAAAAAGCTGGAGATATTGGCGCAATTAGTAGGGAACAAGCATTATATAGCGAACTAAAAAACACATTTATTAATTTAACGATTCAACATAGTAGATTGTTGAGAGAAGTAACAGAAGTCATTGAATCAGAATATTTAATTGATACTGATTTAAAAAAGGCAGTTAATGACAAATTAAATGACACTGTACAAGTTTTCAACAAAATAAAAGAGAATTTGGATAGTATGACAGAAGAAACTGCAACTATTGGTAAACTTGTCGATACACAAGCTTTGTTTTTAGAATATCGTGAAAAGTTACAAGCGTTATATAATGCTATCGAAAATGCGAAAATTTCAATTTATGATCGTTTTAAATTATTACAGTCGCAGTATACTGACGAGAAATTTAACGAAGCAATGGATAAAGTAGCTGAAAGCATTGGCGGTCATTGGGACTCTAGTAAAAAGCAATTAAGTGCTGAAATACCGAACAAGCAAGATTTGGAAAAGATGAGAGATGCTCTAATCGCTCAGCAAAAAGGTACATTGTTACCAATTGATAAAAAGATAGAATCAATGCAGAAAGAAATAAAAAACTATGAAAACGGTATTGAAATTGCAATAAAAAAGAAACTACAAGAGATTAACGATAATGGCAATTTATACCGTTTTTCATCGCCATCAGTTTTTAAAGAAGCAAGCTATTATAAAGCTGATTTAATAACGTCAGGTGATGATAAAGCCATTGCATATAACAAAAAGAAATCTATCAATTTCGGCACACTGAACTATCATAAGTGGCAAGAAAACGAGAAGTATACTTTTAGTTTTACAATTAAGACAGATACTGACGGTGTAACAATTAATCAGTTAAATGATGGATATTACAATCATAAATGTAATATTAAGTTAAATAAAGATGAATGGTCTAGAAAATCAATTACATTTACGCCTACATACTCACTAGCAGATAATGGCATCACTTTAACATTGGATGTTACTAGTACTGGGGCATGGTATACAGGCTGGTTAGGTAGTTCGACAGAAATAGGAAAAGTATGGATAAAAGATTTCCAATTAGAAAAAGGCGATGTGGCAACTAGTCATAAAATGAACTCAAGTGATCAAGATGATGTATTTGGAAATGTTAATAATAAAGTTATTGAAAATTCAGCAAAGATAAGTGCTTTTGAAGACAAAATAAATCTTAAAGCTGATAAAACTGAAGTAACACAAACGCTTGATAAGAAGTTAGAACCAATTAAAAATGACATCAAAAAACAAACGGCACAAATCGAACTATTGCCTGATAAATTGACAGAAACAGTATCTAAAAAAATCTATGATACAACTATTTCTGGATTAGTAAAACGTTTAGAAACCGAAGAAGCTAAAAGAGAAACTTTGTCGAATAAAATTAATGACACAGTATCTATACAGAAATATCAATCAGGTATAGAAGAAGCTAAAAGCTATGCAGATGATAAATTAAGAGATGTAGCGAACAACTCTGAAATACAAGAAAGTATTAAACAAGCGAATGAACAAGCTCAAGAATCATTAAAAGAATATGTTAGAGCGCAAGACGAACTCAAATTACAGGAAACTAATGCGTATATTGACAATAAAATTACTGAAGAAGAGCAAAGAGCCATTGACGAAGCACGTAGAAAGTTCGAAGAAGCTAAGTCACATGCTGAAAACAAAGCAGATGAAGCGAAAAGAATTGCGAACCAGTACACTGAAAGCAGAGCTAGTGATGTACAAAGGCAGGATAGAGCATACACTGATGGGCAAATAAGAAATTCGAATAAAGAACGCGATCAAATCTTATCTCAATATGACACTAGAATCTCGCAAAACGGGCACGACATTAATTTAAAGGCTACCAAAGATGAGTTTAATGCCTCTAAAAGAACACTATCAAGAGTGTTAGCAGATATCACTGTAAATGCTATGAAAGGCATCAATTTAAGGTATGATGAAAACGGTGCGATTACTTCGCATACCATTGATAAAGATGGCGTAAAAATCAGTGGTGATAAAGTTGATATTACAGCGAATAGAGAATTTAATGTAGTCGCAAATAATATTAATAACAAAGTTGGTAAAAATGACATTGTTAATAGCCTGAACTTATCAAATGAAGGTCTTGACATCAATGTGAATAGAATTGGTATTAAAGGCGGAAATGCTAACCGTTATGTACAAGTTCAAAATGATTTTATTGAACTTGGCGGAATCGTACAACGAACTTGGAAAGGTAAGCGATCAACCGATGATATATTTACACGTCTTAAAGATGGACATCTAAGGTTTAGAAATAATACCGCAGGCGGTTCACTTTATATGTCACATTTTGGTATTTCAACATATATTGATGGAGAGGGCGAAGACGGTGGTTCATCCGGTACTATTCAATGGTGGGATAAAACTTACAGTGATAGCGGTATGAATGGTATAACAATCAATTCTTATGGCGGTGTGGTCGCTTTAACATCTGACTACAATCGAATTATTATCGATTCATATGCTTCAGCTAATATTGAAAGTAGAGAAGCACCGATATATTTATCTCCGAACACCAAAAATAAACCTGGTTTAAACCGCTTCGCATTCACATTATCAAATGCTGATAGTGCATACGAAACTGACGGCTATATCATGTTTGGTTCAGATGAAAACTATAAATACGGTGCCGGATTAAGATTTTCTAAACGTAGCAATAAAGGATTGGTTCAAGTTGTTAATGGTGACTATGCCACAGGTGGAGACACTACAATTGAATCAGGTATGGGCAAATTCAACTTAGTTAAACGAAGAGATGGAAATAGTTACGTTAGCATACAAAGCTATGATTTATTGGCGGTAGGTTCTGATAATGCTGGCGATAGAGTCGCATCTAATTCTATTTATAAGCGTACTTATTCAGCACCTGCTAACTTACACATTACTTCAGCTGGAACAATTGGGCGTGCTACTTCTGCCAAAAAGTATAAAATTTCAATCGAAAATCAATACATCAACGAAGACGAACAGTTCAGTCATTCAAAAGAGATTTTAAAACTTCCAATTCGTACATGGTTTGACAAATATGAATCGGAAATAATGGCTAAAGAATTGGAAAGTGGTAAAAAGTTATCTGATGATACTTTTAAACTTAGTCGACATACTGGCTTAATAGCGGAAGAGGTTGAAGAATTAGGATTTAATGAATTTGTTATTTATGATGACAACGGAGAAATCGAAGGTATCGCATACGATAGACTTTGGGTTCATTTAATACCTATTATTAAAAACCAGCAATCAAAAATCGAAAAACTGGAGGAATTAATAAATGAATGATAGCAATCAAGGTTTACAAGCCAATCCACAATATACGATTCACTATTTATCGCAAGAAATCACAAGACTAACGCAAGAAAACGCAATGTTAAAAGCATATATACAAGAACAAAATGAAAAAAGCAAAAGTGCTGAGGATGAGTAATCCTTGGCACTTTTTTTATAAAAAAATCTAAGGAGGTCATTTAATATGGCAAATGAAATTATCAAAAAAACAGAAAGATTTATTTTAGTACAAATTGACAAAGAAGGAACTGAACGCGTATTGTATCAAGATTTTGTTGGCAGTTTTACAACATCTGATTCAGCTAGTTACGCACAAGATTTTAAATCCGAAGAAAATGCTAAAAAGATTGCTGAAACTTTAAATCTTTTATATCAATTAACAGGCAATCAAAACAGTGTGAAAGTTGTGAAAGAAGTTGTGGATAGAACTGACTTGTCATCTGATAAATCAGTTGATAGCGAAACAATGTAACTATACTAAGTTATGAGCATTACGCTCATAGCTTTCTTAGAAAGTAGGTGTAGTTTTGGATGATATTCAGAAAATAAAAAAAGAGCTTTCTGAATTAGTTGAACGTGTGGATGATGTTGAAGTACTAGCAAACGAAACAGCTGATCACGTGCTTGAACTTAGAGAGGAACATAAGCAACATCATAATGAACTAAGAGAATCTCATAAAGAACTTAAAGACAAGCAAGATAAAGTTGTAGATGAGAATTTAGAGCAAACAAAGATATTAAACAGAATTGAAGAAAGGTATCAAACGCAAGTAGATGTTGCGCAAAAAAACGAAGAAAAGACGCTCGCCCAAAATAAATGGCTCGTAGGTGCCATATGGGCGCTTGTAACAATTGTTATGATTGCAGTCATTACTGCATCAATTACTGCGTTATTACCTTAAGGGAGGTGGACATAATGAGTTGGGCAAGATGGTTATCATGTTATTTGTATGGTCGTAAATGTAAATAATGTTTTTGGTCAGTGCTTCGACACTGGCTTTTTATTTTGTTAAAAAAGGAGTGAGTAAATGGATGCAAAAGTAATAGCAAGATATATTGTATTAATTTTAGCGTTAGTAAATCAATTCTTAGCGAACAAAGGTATTAGTCCTATTCCGGTTGATGATGAAACTATATCATCAATAATACTTACTGTTGTTGCTTTATATACTACATATAAAGATAATCCAACATCTCAAGAAGGAAAATGGGCAAATCAAAAACTAAAGAAATATAAAGCTGAGAACAAATATAGAAAAGCAACAGGACAAGCACCTATTAAAGAAGTAATGACACCTACAAATATGAACGACACAAATGATTTAGGGTAGGTGTTGACCAATGTTGATAACAAAAAACCAAGCAGAAAAATGGTTTGATAATTCATTAGGGAAGCAGTTCAATCCTGATTTGTTTTATGGATTTCAATGTTACGATTACGCAAATATGTTTTTTATATTGACAACTGGCGAAAGGTTACAAGGTTTATACGCATATAATATTCCATATGATAATAAAGCAAGGATTGAAAAATTCGGGCAAATAATTAAAAACTATGATAGCTTTTTACCGCAAAAGTTGGACATTGTCGTTTTCCCGTCAAAGTATGGTGGCGGAGCTGGACACGTTGAAATTGTTGAGAGCGCAAATTTAAACACTTTCACATCGTTTGGCCAAAATTGGAATGGTAAAGGTTGGACAAATGGCGTTGCGCAACCTGGTTGGGGTCCTGAAACTGTTACAAGACATGTTCATTACTACGACGACCCAATGTATTTTATTAGATTAAATTTCCCTGACAAAGTAAGTGTTGGGAATAAAGCTAAAAGCGTTATTAAGCAAGCAACTGCCAAAAAGCAAGCAGTAATTAAACCTAAAAAAATTATGCTTGTATCCGGTCATGGTTATAACGACCCTGGAGCAGTCGGAAACGGAACAAACGAACGCGATTTTATCCGTAAATATATAACGCCTAATATCGCTAAGTATTTAAGACATGCCGGTCATGAAGTTGCTTTATATGGTGGCTCAAGTCAATCACAAGACATGTATCAAGATACTGCATACGGTGTTAATGTAGGTAATAAAAAAGATTACGGCTTATATTGGGTTAAATCACAGGGGTATGACATTGTTCTAGAAATACATTTAGACGCAGCAGGAGAAAGCGCAAGTGGCGGGCATGTTATTATCTCAAGTCAATTCAATGCAGATACTATTGATAAAAGTATACAAGATGTTATTAAAAATAACCTAGGACAAATAAGAGGTGTGACACCTCGCAATGATTTACTAAATGTTAATGTATCAGCAGAAATAAATATAAATTATCGCTTATCTGAATTAGGTTTTATTACTAATAAGAATGATATGGATTGGATTAAGAAAAACTATGACTTGTATTCTAAATTAATAGCCGGTGCGATTCATGGTAAGCCTATCGGTGGTGTGATAGCTAGTAAGGTTAAAACACCAGTTAAAAACGATAAGAATCCACCAGTGCCAGCAGGTTACACACTCGATAAGAATAATGTACCGCATAAAAAAGAGACTGGTTATTATACAGTTGCCAATGTTAAAGGTAATAACGTAAGGGATGGCTATTCAACTAATTCAAGAATTACTGGTGTATTACCTAATAATGCAACAATCAAATATGACGGCGCATATTGCATCAATGGGTATAGATGGATTACTTATATTGCTAATAGTGGACAACGTCGTTATATAGCGACAGGAGAGGTAGACAAGGCAGGTAATAGAATAAGCAGTTTTGGTAAGTTTAGCGCAGTTTGAAAAAAAGTGTGTAAAGTTTCATACGAAGTTAATTAATTTATTATAGAATAGTTTAAAATTATGCTATAATCATTTTAGACACAGCAATGTGTTCAAATTTTCATCTATTCATAAGCTAGCCTTCGGGCTAGTTTTTTTGTGCTATATATTTGTTTTAATTAAATAAAATTAGATAATGCAAAAGTAGCCATTTTATGTTAATATTACCTTGGGCGTTTTCAAGGAGCGCCTTTTATTTTTTATGTATTGCTCCCCTTCGGGCTAGTTTGTTAAATTTATTTTTGCGCTTTCCAAATCAATGTATATGTGTTATATTGTTTATGGGAAGTAGGTAAGCGTTTCGGTGCTTACCTTTTTTTGTTTTTCTATAAATACAATAAGGTATGTCAATTTGATAATTTATTAATTTTCATTTAATAAGAAGACCTATATAGTTAATGAATAATTAATGTACTTTTTTTAGTTAGTCATTAAAATAAATTAGTATTAATTACTAAGGAGAATAAAAAATGAAAATTAGAAAATCTATACTTGCGGGAACTTTAGCAATCGTTTTAGCATCACCACTAGTAACTAATCTAGATAAAAATGAGGCACAAGCTAGCACAAGCTTGCCAACATCGAATGAATATCAAAACGAAAAGTTAGCTAATGAATTAAAATCGTTATTAGATGAACTAAATGTTAATGAATTAGCTACTGGAAGTTTAAACACTTATTATAAGCGAACTATAAAAATTTCAGGTCAAAAAGCAATGTATGCTCTTAAGTCAAAAGATTTTAAGAAAATGTCAGAAGCAAAATATCAACTTCAAAAGATTTATAACGAAATTGACGAAGCACTAAAAAGTAAATATTAAAAAAACCACCCGTAAAAGGGTGGTTTTAATTTTCTAGATAATATAAAAGTGTTCATAAATAAAACAGTATAGGCAAACAATAAAGTATTGAAAAAAGTAAGTTTAATATGAAAATTGTTAAATGAACGACATCTTTTGTTTTTATAAATATCAAGAAAATAATCAAACTCAAAATAAATAATAATATTGTAGTCATAGGTGTCCATACGTAATCAGCATTAGTCATTAAAAATGGTGTTGCCATTATAAAAAAATTTATAATGCAAATGAAATAGACAATCAGACTATAAATTATATAAATAACAATACACACCCTTCATAAATAAATAGTTTAAATCCTATATATTTTAACAAAAGTAAAACACAGAAGTGTAGAAAATAAAAAATATTGGTAAATAAAATCAATAAATTTAACCAATATGTTGCTCGCTTCATACTGTATATTGCAACAAAAATTCCAATCAAGAAAAATATAGCCCCTATGATAAAACAGAAATTCGATGCTGAATTATTAAAAAATGAGGTGTTGAGAGTTAGAAAATGAGTTAATGAGTTGACTATAACTAATAAAATATTAATTATATTTGTATGGTTCTTCACACGATACCTCCAAGTAAAAAATCTAATTAATAAAGTGAATGCATGATGAACAAGCAGTTATTCCAAACAGAATCAATAAGAAAAGTAGAATCAACATGCTAATGCCCCATAAACAACCCTTTTCACTTTCTCTATTATTTATTTCTTGACTTCTTTTAAAGATATTATTACTTTTACATTCTTTAGTTGTATTAAATTTCACGTTTTTATTACTTCCTTTTGTCTAAAAGTTTACAATGAATTTTTGATTATAATAATATATTCAAAATAGTACTATCTAATTTGATATGTCAAGCAATATTATTATAAAATTGCAATTCTGAGTTGTCTACTCTAATTTATTACATTTACTATAAAAATACACCTCAAAAAATAGATTTTTCAGTCTAGCTTTTGGGGTGCACATTCCACTTAAACATGTGATTATTTTGATGTTTCTATTAAACTTGTAATTTTAAATTTAAAGTCCCTAAAAAGTCCCTAAAATTTTATTTTATATGAGGTTTTATTGATAATGATGAATCTAAAAACATTGATATTACAGCATTTTGTTTTTTGAAGTATAAGTAATTTTATGTTAAAAGTCTCCAGTTCGGATACAGTAGGGTCGATAACATATAAACATTATGACTCACTAACTTCAAATCAGTATCATCTTTCTTAGTTTCGGCTTTAGCGTTACTCTCGCTAAGCGCTCCAACTAATATTAAATTGGCTAATGCAATAGTTGCAACTTTTTTTAAAGAATTAGATTTTATTTTTTTTATCAT